GCCTTATCCGTGACAACAACGGAACTGCCCTAATAACCGCTAGCGCTTCTATAACTTCGGCTGACGCTTCTAACCCTACAACAGCAGCTGCTGCCATACAAAATCTAAACTAAATCCTACGACTGTTTTAATAACACTTATTCCTACTTCTACGTAATTTGTAAACAAATTTTTATGTCCAAATATTATCCGACTCGTTTGCGAAATACGAGTCACTGTCGAAATCGACTGGCGTGTCACGACTCAATTTGAACTGTTCATAGAACCTACGACGTACCGCACGAACAAGAATATTGTCGAAGTTCCCAAACTTATCAGTGAATAAATCCTTGATACTTTTGTTCGAAGTCACTATAAACTTTTTGTACGACAATTCCACAGTCGATCCTTTGGTCTCGCCTGTACACTTATATTTATCTGCCCATATCTTCAGTAAGTGACCTAAGCGTTCCGTATCCATATCGTCAAGCAATACTACTTCCTGTCCGTCATACCCATCCCACCACTTGTTTTGCGGTTTAATATACGCATTAGGAAACATCGTACGAACCGCATGGGATTTCCCGGAACCCGGCGGACCATGAATCCAGATACCGCGGCAGACGTTATGCTCATAACCGACATTAGAAATTAATTGTAATGCCTGTAAACCACGGTTATAACGAACATACACTTCTGGGTGTTCGTCAGCTACTGCACGTAAAGAACGAGAATCTAATAACGTCTTCACCGCTCCCGACAAATCAGAACGCTCACCTTGACGCATCAATGTACCACGTTCTTCGAATTGAACATCTGCACCAAAATTTGGCCCTTGCGTGCCTAAATTCGTCCATTCCTCATGCGACTGCGTCCCTTTCTTGCAATAGTCTCTAGCCTGTTCTGCTGCTCCGCGAGCCACTTCAATGTGGGCTCGAGGGCAGACAGTCGTTTTAAACGTATTGAAGCGCATCTTTCGCTCCAATTGCCCAAAAGCTTGCAAATGTGGAGTTCCATTAGCACCAATCTCCTTACCAATAATAATATAATGCCATCCAGTATAATCAAACAGTTTATGATACTCATCTGGAGTCCAATTATTCAATGTAATGCAAACGTTTTTAATCGTAGCTGGATTCATTTCCATCGTATTCGAAAATATAACCATTTCGAAAAAGTCATTAAAATAAAATAAAATTTATTTTCAAAACTTCATGCCACTAAACTTCGTGCCACTATATCTTCGATAAATGGCAATAATATTTAGTACATAAAATTGCGACATATTTTAGACGTTACTTTACAGTTAAACGTCGAAAAAAATAGTCGCTCCCCTTAAAGAACACTTCAGCGTGTCTCCACTAACTTTAAAGCCTATATTCATATCCATTCACCTCTAGACCTGGCGGCCTACGGCCGCCTGTCCCTCACGCCAACACCGAGAGAACCCGGATGTGTTCCATAGTGTGCCGAAGTTGCCTGGTAATACTAACAGGCAACTTTACATCGGAACAGCGTAGACGCTGTACCACAATGGCACGTATATTTAAGTTACAACCTAGGGCGAACAAGTTTAGATGCGGTTATTCCTCCGTTAAACGTCGCCTATTAAAATTTTAATAAAATTACAAAAAAAACTATTTTCTTTTGTAAAAATTTCTCATCATAAAATGTTTCGAACTTTACTCAAACACTCCTCCTTTCCCTTATTTTCTGGAGGGGGCGAAGTCCTTTTATTTCGTTTTAGTTCTTTTTCTTTATTTCTGAGTTAATTTGGTGTTCAATTAGAACAACTTAATTGAACATCTTATTGTATGAGATACAGAGAAAACGACATCTAAGTTCAGATTTCACACTTTATTCATTTCTAAATTAATTAATTAACTATGACGGAATTAAATATCTCTAAAGTATGTACTTAGGAAATAGCTAAATGCTGGGGCCCATGCTGCTCCACAATTGTGTCCGTCATCACATTCAAAGAAATAAAGTAGCCACATGTTTGGAGTTACTCCATGTGTAATCGATACATCTTCTTCTACGTCATAATTGATTCTATTTTTCATCGAAATCCATATATCAATCATTTTCAATTTTGATTTGCATTCACCAGTTCCGATCAAGCCACAATCATGTACTTTATCATAATGTATGATCCATTTATTTATGTTTATTGGTCGGAACAGTTGTTCTGTCTTATCACCTGTAGTGAAAAAATTGTCTGGTGCATTTTCATCCACAGCGCCTTCCCATAAATTAATAGTGGGTACTTCACCTACTCTCTTACTAGTTCCTACAATTATGCGGCATCTGCCTGCATCTGCTTTCAAATCTGAACGAGCACGAATAGCTCCTCTAATTCGAACCCCGGTTAATAATATCTTATCCCCGTGGCGTTGACCACGGTTATTTCCTTTCTTAATATTTCCAGCAATAAGCTGAGCACCTAATACACCTGGTGTCATAGTAGTAAACGAGTTTAAATTAAACATTTTACCGGGTTGCCCCATTAAATTTTTTAATTGATTTTCTGTAACGGTAATGCGCGCGCGTTTTCGCGCGTTCTTGCCGTGGCTTCTTGTACGTTTTCCCATTTTTAAATATACTTTCTATTTTTTTAACTGTCTTTTGTCCTGTGTGCGTATTTTTTAGCCAATACTCTAATCCTTTTTCGATACCGAAGGACAAATAACTGCCTGTTTTACCTGCTAATAATAATTCTTTCTTCAACAGCCTTATCCGTGACAACAACGGAACTGCCCTAATAACCGCTAGCGCTTCTATAACTTCGGCTGACGCTTCTAACCCTACAACAGCAGCTGCTGCCATACAAAATCTAAACTAAATCCTACG